ATAAATAACGTATCTACAACATTCTTAAAAAAGCACAAACACTTTATACACTAAATAAGAAAACACTTCTATATTACTTTAATCTACAGAGAGCTATAGATATATCTCTAGTTTACTCTATGAGTAATTATAAAAGATTAGAGTACTCTTTAACGAATACGACTATAGACTGGTATTACCGAACTCATAGTGAAAACCCCAACATAAATAGAATAATTCCTATAGTTAAACTCTACGAGAGATGTGAGAATATATTCAATCAGATAGAGCAGCACCTGGAATTACCAATACCAGATGGATTTGACTTCTATAATAATATGACTACAAATGTATTTTACTTACTAGAACAGAATGGTGTAGGTATAGTCTATGATGGATTTAATGAGTTATTTAAACCAAAGAATCCACTCTATAATACAGAAAACAATACTGTTTATACCGAATATAACCTGTACAATAGTACATCCAGACCTACAAATACATTTAACTCTGTAAACTTTGCTGCAATACCTAAGACTCCTGAACATAGACAGTGCTTCAAACCTCAGAATGACTTTTTTGTAGAGTTTGACTTTGACGGATATCACTTAAGACTACTAGCAGAACAGTTAGATTACCCGTTGACTAATGAATCGGCACATAAACAGTTAGCTAAGCAGTATTTCGGTAAGCAAGATATATCTGAAGAAGAATATAATAGAGCAAAACAGATTAATTTTCATGCTATATACGGAAAGATACCAGAAGAGCATAAAAATCTTAGAATATTTAAAGAAGTACAGGAGTATATAGATGCTATGTGGAAGAGTTATACAGAAGCAGGATATGTTTGGAACCCACAATCAGGAAAAGCATTTACAAACAAACTCCAAGATATGAACCCAGCTAAGTTGATGAATTATATGATGCAATCGTTGGAGACTTCAAATAATATCACTATATTAAAAGATATACTAAAGTATCTAAGAGATAAAAAATCATTTATAACGTTATATACTTATGATGCGATTTTATTCGACTTTAGTAAAGAAGACGGTAAACAGACTCTATCAGAGATACAGACAATAATGGAAAAACAGGGGAAATACCCGGTAAAATTTAAATATAGCACTAATTTGGTGTTATAAATCAGCACAACTATTTATATATGATAACAACAACTAAATCACCAAGGTTCGATTACGACATAGAACCTATTTTTACCAGCGACGATATGAGCAATAAGCTGTTTTGTACCTTTTCAACAGAAGAAGGACTTGAAGAGGTTTTAACCTCGATTCAAGATAGATACAAAATCATATATAATAAAATATTCGTACTATATTCTAAAAGTCAAGATGAATATATGTGTACCTATAATGTAGATTTTGGAAATGTAGGAGCTTTTATAGATAACACTATACTAGTACACAGAAAGAAAGAAACTAATACTCTTTATACCATTAATGCTTTAAACACATTAATTAAAGAACTTAACGGCGGTACATTAGATACTAGCTACAGAATAAACTGGCCTGATTATCGCAATTGCGTACTTCTTACTAAAGGTCCAGAACTAAAAAGAGTGAACACAAAGTTATATAAAATTATTGAGCTTTAGTTGGCTCTTTGATTTTTTATTCCTATATTAATAATAAGTTATAATTTAAAATCAGTTATATGGATATCAATGCAATCCGCGCTAAATTAGATGCGCTAAACACAAATGGTCAGGAAAGAGAAAAGACTGACTACACCAAAATCTTTTGGAAACCAGAATTAGGTAAACAGACCGTACGTATAGTACCATCTGCTTTTGATCCTTCTTTTCCTTTCAAAGAACTTAAATTCCACTACGGAATTGGTAAATTTCCAATGGTAGCACTTTCCAATTTTGGAAAACAAGACCCTATTGAGGAATTTGTTAAAGAATTAAGGAAGACAAGCGATAAAGACAATTGGTCATTATCAGGAAAAATATCACCTAAAACTCGTGTCTTTGCTCCTGTTATAGTAAGAGGAGAAGAGGATAAAGGAGTACGATTATGGGGATTCGGAGTAACAATCTATAAAGCATTACTTGCTTTAGCAGAAGATGAAGATATTGGAGACTTCACAGACGTAATAAACGGATGGGATATGGTAGTAGAACAACAAAAAGGTAATCCTTACCCTGAAACTACTGTTAGAATTAAGCCAAAACAAACTCCATTATCAGATAACAACGATCATGTAGATACTTGGTTAAAGACTCAACCAAACCCGGTAGAAGTACACACCCAGTATGATTACGAGTTTATTAAGAAAAAACTACAAGCATATTTAGATCCAAATGCAGTAGAAGAGAGTAATGATACTACTAGTACTACTAAAGAGGATAAACTGCCAGAAAGCTTAGGTCAACAAAAAACAGACTTTACTTTGGAAACAGCTACGGCTGGCAACAAAGACACAGTTAGTAAATTTGATGACTTATTCAACGAGTAAATATGGCAAAACAGAGAAAAGAAGTAAAAGCAGCCGCATCAGCGGCAGTAAAGAAGGGCTTTAATTTAGGTAATTTTAAGAAGAAGAAAGGTTTCTCTAATGCATCTGTAAAGTTTAAAGAACAGGGATGGATTCCTTTATCAAAAGCATTCCAAGACATAACTTCATTACCGGGTATTCCTACAGGACATATTACCCTACTAAGAGGTCATAGTGATACAGGTAAAACAACTGCTCTATTAGAAGCTGCAGTTAACGCACAGAAGCAAGGCGTTCTACCAGTATTTATTATCTCAGAGATGAAATGGTCTTGGGAACATGCTAAGGAAATGGGACTAGAGTTTACTGAAGTATTAGATGAAAACGGAAAAGTTACTGACTACGAAGGTTTTTTCTTATATGCGGATAGAGGAACGTTAAATACGATTGAAGAAGTAGCCGTACATATGGCTGACTTAATCGATGAGCAAACTAAAGGTAACCTGCCTCATGATATGTGTTTCTTTTGGGATTCGATTGGATCTATTCCTTGCGATCTATCAGTACGTTCTAATAAGAATAATAACGAATGGAATGCAGGAGCAATGTCTACTCAATTCGGTAATAACTTAAATCAAAAGATTTTATTATCTAGAAAAGAGAACTCTCCTTACACAAATACGTTAGTAGCTATTAATAAGGTATGGACTATGAAACCAGAGCATCCTATGGGTCAACCTAAGTTGCAGAATAAAGGAGGAATGTCTATGTGGTATGATGCTACACTAGTAGTAACTTTCGGTAACATTACTAATCCAGGAACATCTAAAATTAAAGCTGTAAAGAACGGACTTCAAGTAGAGTTTGCTAAAAGAACTAACATTCAGATAGAGAAAAACCACATTGGGGGAGTACAGTCAAGAGGAAGGGTAGTTATGACCTCTCACGGTTTTATAGAAGACGATAAAAAGGCAATTGATAAATATAGAGATGCACATAAAGAGCATTGGCTAAAGCTAGTAGGTAGTATAGATTTCGACTTAATCGAAGAAGGAGACTTAGAAGAAGAAACTATAACTCCAAATATACTAGATTAATGGCTAAATATGATCGATTACTAGACGGCCTAAAAGAACGCCCTCCCAGAGAGTTGAACGATCACATCCTTGTGATTGATGCTATGAATATGTTAATTCGTAGCTTTTCATTACTCAAAGCAATGAATCCATCAGGCCATCATATTGGCGGCCTGGTTGGTTTTATGCGATCACTAGGGTTTGTAACAAGAACCTTTGATCCAACAAGAGTAATAATAGTATGGGACGGTAAAGGAGGGTCAGCAAATAGGAAAAATATAGATCCTAATTACAAAGCACAGCGGGCAACATCAAGAATAACCCATTGGGGGTTATATGATTCTAAAGCAGAAGAACAAGAAGCTCTTATAGGACAGTTATTTAGGACACAAGATTACCTTGAATGTCTACCAGTACAGCAAATTAGTATGGAAAAACTAGAAGCTGACGATGTAATAGCATACATAGCAAAAAGAGCATCAGTATCTAAAGTTAAAAAATGTACTATAGTATCATCTGATAAGGATTTCTTGCAGTTAGTAGATGATACAGTTGAAGTATATGCTCCTATTAAGAAGAAAGTGTTTACTGAAGGTAATATATTCGACGAATTGAAGGTACTACCTGAAAATTATAACGTTGTCAAAGCGTTACTGGGAGATAACTCAGATAATTTAGCAGGCGTTAAAGGATTAGGGATAAAGACTATAATATCAGAGTTTCCTGAGTTGGTAGATAAACCAAATATGACTTTACAATACGTTTACGATGTATGTGCAGCTAAATTAGAGGAAAAGAAATTTAAAAAGATCTTCCCTAAGATTATAACGGAATGGGATCGTGTAGAAACTAATTTTAAATTAATGGATTTACATGTGACTTCGTTGGATAGTAAGGAAAAAGATCATATATTAACTATAATAAAGAGTGACATTCCCAATCTACAATCAGGGGCATTTCTACATCTTTTAGATCAAGATAAGATCGAAGGGATTACTAAGAATACTGAAGGTTGGTTAGAGAACTTTAGAGGTTTAACGGTTTTAAAAAAATAAGGTTATGACATTAAAAGCATTGAATCAGTATGGAAAAGGTTTCCAACTGAAGGTATTGGGCTCATTGCTAACAGACAAAAGTTTTCTTCTTAACGTCAGAGACGTACTACAAGAAGATTATTTTGACTCAGACGCACATAAGTGGATTATAAATCAGTTAGTTAACTACTTTGATAAGTACCATACTACTGTTACTATGGACGTATTAAAAGTCGAGTTACAGAAAATTGAGAATGATATTCTAAAAGTAGCATTAAAAGAAGAGTTACGTAATTCCTACGAAGCATCTCAAGACGATTTAGACTATGTACAGGAAGAGTTTACTACTTTCTGTAAAAATCAAGAGATGAAGCAGGCTATTTTAAATTCAACAGACCTACTTAAAGCTGGTGATTTCGATGGTATTAGAAATACTATAGAAAAAGCTATGAAAGCAGGAATGGATAAGAATATCGGGCATGAATACAATAAAGACGTAGAATCCAGATATAGAACGGACTATAGACCAACAGTACCTACTCCATGGCCTACTTTAAATGAAGGAATACAAGGAGGTTTCGGACCTGGAGACTTAGCAATTGTTTTTGGAAACCCCGGTGGAGGAAAAAGCTGGGCTTGTGTAGCAATGGCAGCACATGCAGTTAAAATGGGGTACAATGTAAACTACTATACTCTAGAACTCGGTGAAGACTATGTTGGAAAGAGATTTGACTGCTACTTTACAGGACATTCAATTGACGTAGTAAACGACTACAGGAAAGACGTACAGAAGTACGTAGATAACCTTAAAGGTAAGCTTATAGTAAAGGAGTATGCACCTAAAGGAGCAACAGTTAATACAATTAAGTCGCATATCCAAAAGTGTATAGATATGGACCATAAACCGGATTTAGTAATAATTGACTACGTAGACTACTTAAGAGCACCTTCAAAAGGAAAATTCTCAGAACGTAAAGACGAAATAGATGATGTATTTATTGCGACTAAGGGATTAGCTAAAGAATTAAAAATCCCGGTAATTACTCCTTCCCAGGTTAATAGAATGGGAGCTAAAGACTCAGTTATCGAAGGGGATAAAGCAGCTGGATCTTACGATAAAATGATGGTAGCCGATATGTGTTTTTCTCTTTCCAGAATGAAAGAAGATAAAGTATTAGGAACCGGTAGATGGCATGTTATGAAAAATAGGTACGGACAAGACGGTATGACTTATAACTTAAAAATGGATACCAATAACGGTCATATTGAATTTGAAGGTAAGGCCGATATAGATGAGCACTTAAATTCCGGCGACGGCCCTACGTTTACATTATCTAGAGAAAAAATGTCAGAACTATTTGACAAAAAGTAAAATATATATGCTATTTATGGAAACATCTCCATTAGCATATGTAGCTTCCTCTGGAGATTTTTTTTGTCTAATTAATTAATATAAATTAAAAAAATGAGTTTACTAAACGAACGCATTGTCTACAAACCTTTCGAATACCCAAAAGCATATGATTTTTGGCTTAAACAACAACAAGCTCACTGGCTACATACAGAAGTACCAATGTCACAAGATGTGACAGACTGGGCGAGTAATTTAAAAGATCACGAAAAAAATGTGATTGGAGGAATCTTAAAAGGATTTGCTCAAACAGAAACTATAGTAAATGATTACTGGTCTACTTTAGTAACTAAGTGGTTTAGAAAACCGGAAATTATTATGATGGGTACAACACTAGGTTCTAGTGAAACTATTCATGCAGAAGCATACTCCCTATTGAACGAACAATTAGGATTAGACAACTTTGCTGAGTTTTTAGAAGATGAAGCAACTATGGCTAAGATTGAAAGTCTGATGGAAGTAAGAGATGGTCATGATGGTACACCAAACTGGCATGATAGAGCAAAATCATTAGCTATATTTTCTGCTTTTACAGAAGGAGTTAACCTATTTAGTTCATTTGCAGTTCTGTTATCTTTTAAAATGAGAAATAAACTTAAAGGAGTAGGACAGATAGTAGAATGGTCCGTAAGGGATGAGAGTTTACACTCTGATGCAGGATGTTGGCTATTTAGAACACTTATGGAAGAACATCCAGAGTTTAAAACACCTGAATTAATAGCAGATATAGAAGAAGCAGCTAAAGATGCTTTAAAGTTGGAATTTAATTTTATCGATAAGATATTTGAAATGGGAGATTTAGAGAATCTAACTAAAGCTGAATTAAAAAACTTTATACGCCATAGAGTTAATACTAAAATGGCAGATTTAGGTTTAAAACCTATTGTACCTTCAGAAGAAATAGACAAAGGTGCTCTAAAGACAATGAAATGGTTTGATGCAGTAATTGCAGGTAAACAACATACGGATTTCTTTGCTAATAGAGTAACAAACTATGCAAAAGGGCATATGGAATGGGACGCAGCAACAATGTTTTAATAAAATAATTTATGAGTACAGTAGTAGATACTTCCAAATGGGAAGCAGGGAAAGATTACCCAGAATGGATGAATGAAGTGTCATTAGCAACTATATCAAAAGGATATTTGTTGACAGATGAAACCCCTAAAAAAGCATACAGAAGAGTAGCAGATACAATTGCAAAAAGACTGGATAGACCAGATCTTGCTAATAAGTTTTTCCGCTATATGTGGAAAGGATGGCTAAACTTAGCCTCCCCTGTACTATCGAACACCGGAACCGACCGAGGATTACCGATCTCATGTTTTGGAATTGATACGCCCGATTCAATTCGAGGTATTGGTTTAACCAATGCTGAACTAATGAGACTTACCTCCCTCGGCGGTGGTGTCGGTATAGGACTATCCCGAATAAGAGGTAGAGGAGAAGAAATTGGGAATGGAGATATGGGCCAATCAGAAGGAGTTATTCCATGGGCTAAAATTTACGATTCAACCATATTAGCAACCAATCAAGGAGCAGTAAGAAGAGGTGCAGCATCAGTAAATTTAGATATTAATCACCCAGATATTAAAGAATACTTACAAATACGTAGACCTAAAGGAGACCCTAATAGACAGTGTCTAAATCTACATCAATGTGTTGTAGTGGATGATGAATTTATGCAAAAATTAGAGCGTAGAGACCCTGAGGCTATGGGATTATGGGTAGAAATACTTAAATCTAGAGTAGAAACAGGAGAACCCTACATAATGTACAAGGATAATGTTAATAATGATAATCCACCTGCTTATGTTAAGAATAACTTAGATGTAAGTATGACTAATATATGTTCTGAGATAACTCTACATACGGATGAAGAACATTCTTTTATTTGCTGTTTATCGTCTGTTAATATTACTAAATGGCATGAATGGAAAAATACTGATTTAATAGAAACTGCTATTTACTTTTTAGACGGAGTATTAGAGGAGTTTTTAGCTAAGACCTCAGGAAGAGATTCTTTAATAAGAGCTCATAGATCTGCAAAAAAAGGAAGAGCAATTGGCTTAGGAGTATTAGGGTGGCATACATTTTTACAGAATGAAAGAGTTCCTTTTTCATCTATAGCTGCAACATCCTATACCCATCAGATTTTCTCTCAAATTAAGAATCAAGCAGAAGCAGCATCAAGAAAATTAGCAGATGAGTACGGAGAGCCTCTTTGGTGTAAGGGAACAGGTATGAGAAATACTCACTTAATGGCTATAGCACCGACTGTATCTAATAGTACGATATCGGGAGGAGTATCAGCAGGAATCGAACCAATCCCAGCTAACGTTTATACTTTTAATTCAGCAAAAGGAACTTTTATACGTAAGAATTCAGCACTAGAGAGTTACTTAATAGATAGAGGTAGTAATACAGAAGAAGTGTGGGATGCTATTATGAAAGACAGAGGGTCTGTTGCTAATCTACCAGAAGATATTATGCCATTGGAAGATAAACCAATATTTTTAACTTTTGCAGAAATAAATCAACTAG